TGTTATTGTTCTTCATTGTAGAGGCAAATGTTCTTATTGCATTCCACAATTGTGGGTAACTAGGGTCATCTTTTGTATAGATTAGTTCTGGTTCTAACTTCTCAAAATCCATAGGGTCTTTAGGTGCCCATATATTGTTTTTAACATGTACTAATAATTTGTCTTTTGATAAATCTACTAATTGACTTTCTTCGCCAAACAATGTGTTTACTACTTGAGCAGGATATTTGTTTTTAACTTCACACCATTTTTGATATAGTGTATATTCTTCTACTGACATATTGGCAGCATAAGATAATTCTTTTGTTAAGTTATCTTTTAGTTTTGTCTCATCTATGTGTCGAAATGTCGCACTTGGGTTTTCTTTTTGAAATACCTCCCATTGCTCTTCTAATAGCGGGTCAATTTTCTTTTCCATAATATAAACTATTAGGCTATCATATTTCTAACAATTTGTCAAGCCTTGATTTAAACAGTTGATAATACTCATCTTTTGACTTCAGGACATTCTTTTGATATTCTAGTTCTATTTCAAAGAATTTTTGACCCCATAAGTCTCCTTTGGCACTATTCAGTTCTTCGTACTTTTCATATAGTTCTTCCACACTTGATACTCTTTGCCATGGGTCACCAACAATTGTATTTTTGATATCATAGTTATGCCACACAAATGGTATAAGACCACATGCCAATGCCTCGTGGTATCTACTTGTTGTGGCTGTCTCACTCATCCAGTTAAAACACAATGTACCTTTACCACTTGTAAGATATGGTAATATATGTACCATACGGTTTATCTTCATGTTTCTTTCTATATTACTAAACTTGCCAATCCAATAAGATGATAACTTCTTTTCTTTGTATATCTGTTTAAATACTTTGTGCCTAGGATCACCACTATCAACATTTTCTGTTGTCTTTCTTTTATCTGTACCCCAATATATAAAATCTATATCTCTTGTCTCATCTAGTTTAGCAGGATAGTTATCTGTAATAAAGTGATATTTCATACCATGAATATTGCCAGAGAAATCTACCTCATCTATTGTAGTAAACTTTTTAATGTTAGGTATAAAACTACGATATAATTCTTCTGTATCGCCTCTATCACTTCTCCACATAATTACAGTTTTACCCTCAAAGAATGGTAGTATTTTTTCCATATGACTTTCAG